GCCACAATCAATATATTGGATACCCATCTTTGCCAGACGTTCTGCTCTTTTCCGACTGTCTTTAAAATTGCTATTGCCATGATCAATAATAATATCTCCTTCACCACAATATCGTAGTAATTCATTGATTGTCTCCTCTACAGTTTCGGCTGGGACAACCATCTGAAAAATACCTGGTTGAGTGCCACCTTTTTTATTTTGTTTAACTACTTTAACAAGATTTTCAATAGTAGTTGCAATTCCATCCACATATCCCTTTTCATATGCTTCGTTTGCTTTTTCATAATTTCTCCGATAACCCCAGACTTCTATTCCTGCTTTCATCATACGACGGGACATTCCTTCTCCCATCCGTCCAAGTCCAATTAATCCTACTTTCATTTATCGCTCCCAGTTTTCGTATTCTTTTCTAAAATAAGCATCAACTTTATTTAAATCATCAAGATGAATATCACAAGTATAATTATGATCGTCACACCATTCTAATGCAAACGAGTGAAATCTTTCTTCACTTTTTATTTTATTAACTCCATATATTCTTGCTAATGATGACATTACAAAATGCCAACATTGATGCTCCTTCTTCATTTTTCTGTAGACTTAAGAACTTCCTCCCAATCTTTCTGAAAGAGTTCTAAACCCTTATCAGTCATAATATTCTTATACATTGCCCAGAACACAACTGGAGGAATAGTAACTACATCTGCACCAGAAAGTGCCGATTGTTCTACCTGCCTCACATCACGAAGAGATGCTGCAAGGATTTGTGTGGAAGTTCCCGAGTAATCAAATGCCTTACGAATGTTCTTGATGAGTTCAATTCCATCTACGGAATTATCCATCCAACGACCAACGAAAGGTGAGATGAATGTTGCTCCTGCCTTAGATGCAAGAATTGCCTGAGCAACTGAAAACACAAGGGTCACGTTTGTTTTAATTCCTTTATCAGAAAGAAACTTACATGCTTTAAGTCCCTCTACAGTACAGGGAACTTTGATTGTAACTGCGGGTGAAATTGAATAATACTGTTGTGCCTGCGAAAGCATTTCTTCTGCAGTATCTGCAACAACTTCTGCCGAAATACTTTCTAGATTTTGGAAATTAGATATTTCCTCAATCACTTCCAAAAGTTGTCTTCCACTCTTAAGAATGAGTGATGGATTGGTGGTAACACCATCTAATAGTCCAGTTTCGTATGCCGATTTAATAAATGAAATATCAGCAGTATCTAAAAAAATTTTCATAAATTATCTCCTATTGTGGGTATGCGTTATTTAATCCCCAGTTAATAAAAAGTGCTATAGATCCAAACAAACAAATGGTAGAAAAAGTCAATCTAATCATTCCCCTCCCCCGTTTCTGAATCCTACAATATAACCAATAATTATTCCGCACATAAATGCTATAAACATATAAAGCATATGTGAGACAAACTCAATAAATATCATCCAATCTGTCGTCGTCATCGTCTTCATATGTAGATGGTTCTTCAAAGAGTTCTTGCATTTTTTGTTCAGTAACTCTTTGTTGTAATTTTGCTATGTCTTCGTCTGTAAATCTAACCACTAGTAAAGGATCTCCTGCTTTAACGTCGTTAAGTTCTGGATGTTTTACTTTTGGACTTTTTGAATAACCATAATGGGCATTCATAATCATCCACCCCTGCACAATCATTGTTAGGGATATTCCCACTAGGACCAACCAAGGAACCAAAAAGATTAGTTCAAAGTGATTTTGAGCCATGAGAATACTGGAGGAATTACTCCAATGAGTCGAAGCAGACCTTCAGCAAAAAGAGCAAGAACAACCCAACCAACACACATTGAAATAATCGCAGCATTACGATTATGTCTTCGTATTGCATCATCAATCATCTCCTGTACTTCAGAACGACTAACAAATTCATATTGTTGTTGCATTACTTTTCATCTCCAAGAAATTTTGCAAGAGGGTCTCTTCTAGTTTTAACAATTTCAATTGCCCTTTTATAAAACATATTATTGGTATTACCAGATTGTTCGAAGGTCTCTTTGATCTTCACCCAATTATCATAGGTGTGTTGGTCCATAAAACTCTTACAGAGTATACTAATATATTATAATTAGACCAATTTAAACGCCTACTTATTGTGTTTATTACGACACACTGATTAAGAAAATGTTAAATTATTAACGAATCTCAAAATCTAATCTTTTAATTTTTCTATTTCTTCTTGCTTCTTGATATGCTAGATCTTCTCTTGAAAAAACAGATTTAATATCTTTCTTATAATCAGAATCAATTAATTCAACCAAAGTCAAATCCAAAGCACTAATTTTTTCTCCAGTTACAGTTGTCAAATTATCACATCCGCAGCACTTTGTTTTTATTGGGTGAGAATTTAATTCTACATTACAGTTTTTACATCTTATTTTAATCATTTTATGTTAACTATCACTACAATGAGATATTTATTATACTCATAAAGCGGGCAACGGGATTCGAACCCGTGACAACAGCTTGGAAGGCTGGTATGTTACCACTACACCATGCCCGCATTTTTTAAAAATAAATCATATAATTTAATATGTCAAGGGGGAGAAGGTGATATATGTTCTCCCCACTATTCTATTGTATTAAACTTCTACCGTGATCAGTCTGGAAGCATAATCATGAGCATATGATGTGCGAGCACCATGATGCCCCCATCCAATCCAACTATACGCATAGTCCATGTAACGATCAATAGATTTACCAGGAGTTTTCATCCTATCTTGAATTCGTTGCCATTGAACTTCAGTCGTTAGATAACGAAGTTGCGTGTGAAGTGATGATGGTGAACCACCATACTTCTTAGCAAAATCACCCAATCCATAATAACGGTTGGCAGATGTCCATTGAATCAGTCCGTAACCGCCTCCGCAGTTACTCCAACTGGTTCTGCTACCACCTTCACAAATGTTAGGAATAAAAGTTGATTCCTGACGAATATTGCCCATAATGGTAGCAAGGGCGTTTCTGTCTTTAATACCACGTTCCTGGAAAAATGCCAGGGCAGCATTCTCATATTCATTACACCCTTTACAAATTAGTCTTTTCTCTTTTGGCTTTTCGGGAGCAACCTCTCGGATTGCTGTCTTCTTTTCATCTACAAGGTCAAATTCTTTAATAACGGAAAATTGTTTAGTTGTTGGTTCCACTGGGGGTGGAGGACCTTGCATCTTGTAGTTGACGAATGGCAGTGATGCCGTGCTGGTTGTAACCGTTGCCAGAAGGGGCAAGGCTACTGTAAAGATAGATTGCATTAAAATTAATTGAACTCTACATCCGTCTAGGTAAAGGAGAAATTCCCCGTCTCAGGGGCAGTACCCACGGCTCTAAATTTTCATTCAAAATCTCATAATAAAAAAACCCTACTCATAATAGGGACCCTAAATTGGATTTTACATTATAAGTGATTATTTAGTTTTGTTACAAATCTAGGAAATAACCACTAATATATTCCAAAGATAAAACTTCTAGATTTTCTTTTTGAATCACCCAATCTCGGATCTCACCATAAACACTTTCAGCATCTTTAATTCGACCCTGATCACACAATTCGTGCATACGATTAATATGGTCTTCAATAAGTGTATTGCAGACTTTTTTAACTTTTAGGTCACTCATTAAAATAATCCTTCCGATAATATCTTCCTAGGACATTAGAATTATAATACGCAGGTTCTCCTGTGTCAAGGGATTATACTAAAAATATTTTCAGTATAAATAGTTTTAATGGTAGAAAATATTTCTATGACTTGGAAGTATAACAATGAAGACTTTATAGATGCCCCAAAAGGCATAGAAGGATTTGTTTATCTGATAACAAACTTGACTAATGATAGAAAATATATTGGAAAAAAATCTTTTTGGGCAAGAAGAAAAGATAAAAAAACAGGAAGAAGAAAAACCAAAGAAAGTGATTGGAAAAAATATTTTGGTTCCTGCGACGAACTAAACGAAGATGTAAAACTTCTTGGAGAAGAAAAGTTTTTGAGAGAAATACTTTACTTGTGTCCTCATAAAAAATCTATGTCATACTATGAAACTATGGAGCAATTTAAAAGAGATGTTTTAATGACTGATGATTATTATAATACTAATATTGAAGGGAGATTTTTTGTTAGTGAAAGAACAGGAATCTATGAAGTAGTTATGAGAAATGATAAATTCTGCGATATGAGAAGTGAAAAAATGAAAGATAAATCATATAATCCAATGTATAAACCAGAAGTTCGTGAAAAGTTCAGTAAAATGTATTCTGGTGAGGGAAACCCTATGTATGGAAAAAAACTTACAGAAGAACATAAAAAAACACTCACAACATCAAGAAATGTAAAAGTGAGTGATGGAACAAATACTTGGGAAAGTGTTACCTCGTATATTAAGGAAAAGAAAATAGGATTTCAAAAATACAAAAAACAATTAGAAGAAGGACTAATCTTTATTCTTTGAGCTATTTAGAGTCTAGAATTTTCTTGAAACTCCACAGAGTCATTTTAGACATAAAAAAACACCCCCGTCAAGAGGGTGTAGGATTATGTAAAATTTATCATCTAACTTTAATCTTTGGTCCCTTAGGAGCATTTGCTGCTAAGTAGATGCTTGCTGCTCTTTTTCTTTTCTTTTTATCATCAGAATCAGCAAGTTCATCTGACTTTTTCATCATACGACCATATGGAAGTGGTTGTTCTCCACTCTTTTCTGTAAGAATTTGGTCCAACCATACTTCACTCATATTTTCAATGATTACATTTGCATCATTGAGAGTTGCAGCAAAGTTGTTCTCAAGGAGGTATGATGCTACAATCTCATAAACTTCACCCAACTGCTTTTTCTCTTTTGGAGTTAGAGTTCCAGCAGACATTGCTCTTTGTCTTGCAGATTGTAGGTCCTTATCACCACCCTCTACCTTAGCAGCATATCCTCTCAATCCTGCTCTTGGTTTGTCTCTTACAGACCCTCTTCTGGATGCTGCTAGACCTCTTAGAACCTTTGCATTCTTCTCATTACCAGACCAATCTGCTGCTCTCTCTGCTGCTGCGATGGTTTTATCTACACTACCAGAACGCTTGTATGCCTTGGAACGTGCTGCAAGTTCCTTGCGGGTTGCAGTCTCACCTTCTTTACCTAGTTCCTTACGCATTCTGGTTGCTTCATCAATCTCGTATGCCTCACCAAACTCACCCATTGCCTTTTGCTTACGGAGTTTCTTAGGATTCTTGGTAATTGAACCCTCCCCATATTTGGTTTCTAAATCAAAAGCACGCTCAGACCTTCTTTCTGTTCTCTCATCGGCATCCATCTTACCTCTAGAACCAAAAGGTCTAGAAGATTTCTTACCTCCAGAAAGACCTCTAGAAAGCATATCTTGTCTTTTCGTTTGCTTTTCTGCTGCCTTTACTTTTCTAGTTTTTTCACCCTTTTGTGAATACTCACTTGCAGGTTTACGAGCTCTGGCAGCAGATAGTTTACTCATTGCTGCTCTTGCTTTTGGAGTAAAACCATAAGAACCTTCTGCTTCATCAAGATAGATATCAAACATTTCATCCATAGTATAATCAGAAAGGTCATAACCTTCTTCTACGAGAGAATCTACCCAAGATTCAAACTCTTCATTATACTCTTTATTCTTAACTGCTGCAATTGCCTCTGCTTTGGACATTCCAGATGCAATCATTCTTGCAATTCTTACATCTGCGAAGTCATTATCACCATCTTGGTCTTGGTCCTTCTTTTT